GAGCTGATCCGCACAGACCGGACGCTCGCTCTGGATCGCCGAGAACTTGCTGCCATGCAGGCCCAGGTCGATGCGCTTGTCGAGCACAAGCTGTCTCTGGAAGCCAAGCTGCACGCAATACGGAAGGCCAAGGCATGAGCATTGTCCGTTCCCCTGTGCGCAGTGTTGTCCGCTCGCCTGTGCAAGGCCTATTTGGTGGATCTGCAAGCCTGCTTGAGCAAGCGACAAGCGCGCTGGGGAATGTCGCCCCCTACCATTACCTCGACTTCATCAACAACCGCGCCCTGTATGCCTCTGTAGACGTCGGCAACGTCACGGGCGCGACGGGCTACAGCTTCACGCGGGCGAGCGATGGCTACTACACGAACGCAGACGGCACGCTGACGCTGTTTGGCTCTGGCGCTCTCCGTCGCGGGGATCGGGGTGTGCTGATAGAGGGGAGCCGGACGAACCTGCTGCTGCGGTCGCAGGAGTTTGGTAATGCGGCGTGGACGAAAACGAACGTTACGGTCACCACGTCTGGTGCCGCCCCAGACGGCACAGCAACCGCACAGCTTTGTACGGTCAACACAACCGCAGTAACCCTTATAGCTGCAACCGGTAGCAACATCGTTGCAGTCACGGGCACAAACTGTGTGGCGACGGTATTTGTAAAACGAGGCTCCAACGTCGAGGCAACCGCCAGATTTTTGCTTAGGGACAATACGGCAGCGCTCGGCAAAGTTGAAGGCACGCTGACTTGGGCAACTATGGCTATCACCGGGACCGGCGCAAGCATTCAGCGGCTTGGCGTCACAGACTGGTATCGCATCACGCTCCTCGACACAGCATGGACAAGCGGAAACCTTGCCGCTCTGTATCTGGGAGCAACCGGCGGGTCTAACACGGCGGGGCATTCTTGGTACATCTGGGGCGCCCAACTAGAAGCCGCCAGTTTCCCCTCGTCCTACATCCCGACCGTTGCAGCCTCTGCGACTAGGGCGGCTGACGTTCTGACTTATACGGCAGGTGTGACGTATCCGCTCCAATTGTGGTCAGAGTTCGAACGTGCGGTGGATACGGGAAGTTTTGAAAATCTGCTCATGCTAGACGATGGGTCGTCTGTAAACAGGGCGTTGCTGTATGTCGGTTCAACGGATTTAGCGTCTGCCGATGCGCGTGCCGCAGGTGTTTCGCAGGGGCCGTCTGCTGTTTCTGGTGCAGTAGCTATAAACACTGTTACCAAGTTAGCTGCCCGAATTGAAACAAACGATTTGCGCACTGCGCGCGGCGGCACACTTGGCACACAAGACACAAGTGTAACGCTGCCCTCATCTCCAACACGAATGGCTATTTCAGTTGATTCTCCCTCCTTCGGCTACATCCGCCGCATCGCTGTTATTCAGGGCGCCGGAACTGACGCACAGCTTCAAAGCATGACGGGGAACTAAGCCATGTGGAACCAATCCCTCCTCGACGGCCCCGTCCCCATAGCCATCTTCGGCGAGCCATACACAACCGACGAGGGCAACGAAACCCGAGACGTAATCGGCTACGTCGAAGGCTACCACCTCAACGTCTCCCCGCAGGTCTACACAGAAGCCCTAGAGCCATACCGCGCCACGCCGCGCAATCCCCGCCGCGTGTTTGCCGGGGCGGAGACTGTGTTCCTGCGCTTTGAGGACGAGGCTGAGGCGCGGTCGATGCTGGCGGACTATTGGACAGAGCCTCAACAGGCGAACTGAACTCAAACGATAAGGAACCCGACTGATGGGCATCGCCGTAACCCTAGACGCCAATGATGAAACCAACCCCGCCACAGGCACGTTCGTTGTCCCTCGCGGGCAGACAGCCTCATACGCTGTGGACATCACCGGCACGATCACGATCACCCTCCAGCGCCGTATCGGCACATCCGGATGGATCGCAGTCGAAACCGGCTACACAGGCGACACCACCAAGCAGATCGAAGCCCCCGGTGAATACCGCCTGATAGCCTCTGGCACATCGGGTGGATCTGCAATCACGAACCTGGCCCTTGACGTATGACCGACCGCTACATCAAGGTTCTGCAGCAAGGCAAAAGCGTGTTGCGCGGCCTAAAGCCCCGCGGCAACGCTGTAGTAGCCGCACAGGACCGCAACGAAAGCCTGAACTACACTGTCAACTGGGCGACATGGCTCGGCGCTGACACCATCACCAGCGTCACAAACGAAACCACAGGCGTAAGCCTCTCCGCCGCATCCAACACAACCACAACAGCCACATTCACCATAAGCGGCAACACATCCGGATGGATACAGCACCGCATCACCACGACAGCAGGCCGCACCAAGGAACTCCTGATCCTGGTGGAAGTGGCTGGGTTCCCGGTGGCCGATGACTATGGCAAGGCGTTTCAGGTGTGGCCGGGATGATTGCGCGCAATCTAAGCGTGACGAAATTGGGCGACGGATGTCAGAATATACGGGCTGAGGCTACCTGAAAGCGGAAACCGTGAATTTATGACCGACAAAATCACAAAATCACGAGTTGGCGGCGCGCGTCCGGGTGCTGGCCGCAAGAAAGGGACGAAGAACCCCGCCACAATTGCAAAGCAGGCTGCGCTGGAAGAAGTCATTGCGCGGGCTGTAGCTGACGAATGCACGCCGCTCGATGTGATGCTGACGATCATGCGCGACCCAGCAAGCCCTGCTGCCATGAAGTTCGAAGCTGCGAAGGCCGCTGCGCCGTACGTGCATCCGCGCCTGTCTCAGGTGGATTCGAGAGTGACCCGAGTGAATGACGTTTCAGAGCTTACAGTCGAACAGATCGACCGACTTCTCGCTGAACGACTTGTTGCGGGAGAAGCGGCGCATCCTCAGAGCCAGGACGGGGCTTCTCCCGTTCACTGAATACACGTTTCCCCAATATGAGGCGGCAGAGCATCACCGCCTGATCTGCGAGAAGCTGGAAGCCGTAGAGCGCGGCGAGATCGACCGGCTCATGATCTTCATGCCACCTCGTCATGGCAAGTCTGAACTCGCAAGCAAACGGTTCCCGGCGTGGTATCTGGGGCGCAACCCTGACCGGCAAGTCATCGCCGCAAGCTATAACTCGGACCTCGCCACTGATTTCGGCCGGCAGGTTCGCAACATCTTCCGCGAACAGCGGTTCCAGAACGCCTTTCCTGAGACATCGCTTGCAGAGGACAGCCAGGCGGCAAACCGCTGGAACACGAACCGAGGCGGATCTTATGTGGCGGTTGGCGTTGGCGCGGCTGTCACGGGCCGTGGCGCGCACGTCCTGCTACTGGACGACCTGATCAAAGACCGCGAGGAAGCCGACAGCGAGAACCGGCGCAACCTCATCTGGAACTGGTTTACATCGACCGCCTACACCCGCCTGATGCCTGGCGGTGCCATCGTGGTCATCATCACACGCTGGCACGAGGACGACATCGCAGGCCGCCTGCTTGAGGCAGAGGCAAAGGGCGGCGACAAATGGGACAAGCTGATCCTGCCGGCCATCATGAGCGACGGAAGCGCGCTCTGGCCCGACCGCTACGACATTGACGCCCTGAACCGCATCAAGCGCGCCATCGGGCCAAGGGACTTCTCAGCCCTCTACCAGCAAGAGCCCGCACCAGACGAAGGCACCTTCTTCCAGCGCCACTGGTTCGAGCGCCACACCAAGATCGACGAGCCGCATCACTTTTACCTGTGCAGCGACTACGCAGTGACGGACGGGGATGGGGACTACACAGAACACGGCGTGTTCGCCATTGGAGCGAGCGGCAAGATATACCAGGCCGACTGGTGGCACGGGCAGACAAGCTCAGACGTGTGGATCGACGAGCTGCTGCGCCTGATCAAGAAATGGAAGCCGATCTGTGCATTCGGTGAAGCTGGCGTGATCCAGAAGGCCATCGAGCCGATGCTGCGCAGGCGGATGATCGAAACAGGCACGCGCTGCCGGATGGAATGGCTTTCGTCCATCCATGACAAGGCGACACGGGCAAGGGGTTTCCAGTCCCGGTCTGCAATGGGCGAAGTGAGCCTGAAAGACGACGACACAGGCGAGCGGGTTCTCAATCAACTGATCGCGTTTCCCGCCGGCAAGCATGACGACGCGGTGGACGTGTGCGGAATGATCGGCCGGGCGCTTGATATGGCTCACCCCGCAATCGTCCCGGTTCAGACGCCGAAAGACAAGACGTTCAGCGACTACAAGCCCAGACAAGGAGGCGGAGAATCATGGCGAGTTTGAAGCTGACAACGCCTCCCGAGCCAATGCCGGGCGAAGACAAGTTCGACGGCAAGGGCATCGAGACCTACAAGCGCTGGTTCCAGAACGCAGAGGAGACGCACCAGAAAGCGCGTGCGTTGGCGCACAGGGACCGCGACTGGTACGACAACTATGACGACGGCCAATGGGACGAGAGAGAAAAGCAGATCCTGATCCGCCGGGGCCAGCCGGTTGTCACGATGAACCGCATCAAGCGCAAGGTGAACTTCCTGTGCGGCATCGAGCAAAAGTCACGCTCTGATCCGAAGGCCTACCCACGCAAGCCGCAGAACACGGATCAGGCCCAGGTTGCGACAGATGTGCTGGACTACATCGAGCATACGGTGCGCTTCGATAACATTGCGTCGGCCTCGTTCAAGTCCCTCTGCATCGAAGGCATTGCAGCGGTTGATGTGTGCTACGAGGCAGACGAAGGCGCCTCTGGCATCGTGGCGAAGGAAATCGACTTTGATCAGTTCTTCTATGACCCGCGCTCGCGCCGGCCGGACTACAGCGATGCGCGGTATCTCGGTTACCACAACTGGTACGACCTCGACGACGCCCTCTCAATGTTCAAGGACAGCAAGGACGCTGAAGCTGCACTGAAGGGCTCACTGTCCAGCGAAGTCACCGACGAAGGTTATGACGACAAGCCGAGGTTCCGGTGGGGCGATGCTGAACGCCAGAGGGTGCGGGTCGCCTGCATGTACTGGAAGGACGCCAGCGCGCAGTGGAACTACGTCTATTTTGCCGGCGGCGGAATCATCGAGGAAGGCGCGAGCAAGTACCTGACGGACAAGGGTAAGACCGATTGCCCGATCATTGCGGCGTCTGCCTATGTGACGCGCGAGAATGAGCGATACGGCACTGTGCGCGACATGATCAGCCCTCAGTCCGAGATGAACTATCGCCGGTCGATGGCGCTGTTCCTGATGAAAAACCGCCGTGTGTGGTCTGCCGCGGGGGTGTTCAACCCAGACCAGAACATCAAGGAAGAGATTGCACGGGCTGACGCGCACATCATTGCGAACGGCCAGTTCGGGACGGAATGGGGCTTCATCGAAAGCCAGTCCGAGGTGGCGCAGAACTTCGAGCTTCTGCAGGACGCCAAAGGCGAGATCGACGTGCAGGGTCCGAACGCAGGACTTCAGGGCCGGGGCGTTGAACAGCAATCCGGCCGCGCGATCCAGGCGCAACAGAACGCGGGCCTCGCCGAAGAGAACACGCTGTTCGACACGCACAACGACTGGAAGCTCAGGGTTTACCGCGCGTTCTGGGCAAGGGCGAAGCAGTTCTGGACCGAGGAGATGTTTATCCGGATCTCGGACGAGGACGCACCGGGCGGTGCAAGGTTCACGCCGGTGAATGCCAGCCCGCAAGCTGCGATGGCTGCGCAAGGCCCGCAGCCGATGATGCAGGGCCAGCCGCAGCAGCCTCCGCAGCCGATGGGCATTCCCGGCATGGGCATGGGGCCACAGCCTGCGATGCCGCCGATGCCGCAGATGGGTGGTCAGCCTGACATGATGGCGATGATGGGCGGCATGGGAATGCCGGGCATGGAACCGCCAAAGGTCAACGCGCTGGCCGAGATGGATGTGGACATCGTGATCGAAGCTGCGCCGGATATGCTGACGCTCCAGCATGAACAGTTTGAACAGCTTGCCGACATGGCAGGCAAGGGCGTGCCTATCCCGCCGGACGTGCTTCTGGAAGCCAGCCAGATCAAGAACAAGAAGAAGCTGATCGAGCGCCTGAAGCAGGAAATGGACGTAAACGCGAAGCTTCAGCAGGCGATGCAGCAGATCGAGCAGATGCAGAAAGCCTTGCAGGCCCAGGACGCGCAGAAGGCGCAGGCCGAAGCGCAGAAGGCTCAGCTTGAAATGTCCCGCCTGCAAATGGAGACACAGGCCGAGGGCCAACGTTCGCAGATTGAGCTTCAGAAGGAAGGCATGGCCGCGCAGATCAAGGGCGTCGAGCTGGAGATCAAGCAGGCCGAATTGCAACTGAAGCAGCGCGAGATGGGCCTGAAGGCCGAAGAGATGCAACTGCGCCGCGAAGAGATGATCATGAACGCCCAGATGGGCGAGCAGCAGGCAACCGTCGGCAGGGAGCAGGCTGGCCGGCAGGACAGGACCGGCGAGGCATTGGGCATGGGCCTGCAAGCCCTCGCACAGGCCATGAGCAAACCAAAGACCATCAAACGCGGGCCGGACGGCCGGGCAATCGGAGTTGAATAATGTCTAAGGGTAACACGTTCGAAAACGACCTCCTACTTTTGATCTTTAACGCCACGGCGATTGCCAACATCGCCGACAACGCAGCCTCGTCGCCGCTGACGAACCTGTATGTGTCGCTGCATTCGTCCGACCCCGGAGAAGCAGGCAACCAGACGACTAACGAGGTGGCTTATACCAGCTATGCGCGTGTCGCTGTCGCTCGCTCTGGGTCGGGCTGGACGGTGACCGGCAACGCAGTGACCAACGCTGCCTTGATCCAGTTCCCGCAGTGTACGGGGTCGAGTGTCACAGCCACGCACTTCGCCATCGGCACGGCAGCATCCTCGACGGGCAAGATATTGTACAAGGGCGCGTTGAGTGCCTCGCTGGCGATTAGCTCGGGAATACAACCACAATTCGGGGCCGGTGACCTCGACGGCACGGAAGACTGATGCCGATCATCATCCACTATCGATGCCCCGAATGCGGGATTGAAGTGCGCGCTGAAGAGGGCGAGGCGCATCGGGCGTGTCTGTGCGTGGGTGAATACGAGGCAGTGATCGAGAACCCGCCGGAGTTAGAAGAATGACGGGCTTCCTCAATCATCGTGAGCTGATCGAGGCCGTCGAG